CTTCTTCTACGTCCGCATATGCAATTTTTCTTCCGTAATTGCCCTTCACAAGTTCATGAAAAAACATTTTATTCTGTCCCATTTCTTACACTCCAAATACCATTCCGCTGCTCGTTGTCCGATCTGCGCGCTTTTTTACTTCTACTTTTCCGTTCTCTACACGATATACGATTCTTTTATTGCACTTCTTACACAGATAACGCTTATCAATCTGCGATCTTCCATCGTACATCCCTACTTTTCTGCCACACTCTGGGCAGTAAATCGTCTTTTTTCTATACTCTTTCATGATTTTCTCCACAAAAAACGCGCCCTGCATAACTGCAAAGCGCGCTTTTCAACATCAAAGGGGGATTGATTGGTGGATAAAAATTTCTTTTTATCTGATTATTATTATATCAGGTCAATTTTTTTGCGAATAGATGAAAAATTGTGCATTTATGTGCATTTTTGTGCTAAATATTTCTCTCCGAACAGCTTTTCAAAACTTTTCAACGCTTTCCCGTGGATAGACATCACGTTTCTGAATGAGTAGCCCATCTCCACACAAATCAGATTCCAATCTTTCCTAAGGACATACCGTTTGTACAGTACATCGTACTGATTTTTATTTTGCAGATTACTGATTTCCGTAGTAATCTGTCTTCTACGTTCCAGAGCCTGACTTATCATTTCACTGATATCGTTTTCAAGATCTACGATTTCAGCCACCGCGCTGCCAAGCTTGTCCTTGTCAGGTGTTACCTGTACGTTGACTTCTTTCTGTGTAGTCGATATCGATACCGTCATCCCTTTTAACTGCTGCAATTCTTCCGTTTTGTTCCGAATTACAGAATTCAGAACAGCGATCTGGTTTAAGTATGTTTTTGTGTCCATGTTAATATCCTCCCCTGAATGGATTTTTTATTGGTTCTATTTTTGCCGGTTCCCATGTTCCTTCGATAAAATAGGCAAGTGAAGCAAGACAGTCTGGAGCATCTTCATGCTGGTTTCGCCCCTTAATAGTAAACGAGTACAGGTTTCTCATGAAGTTTCGATACTCTTTGTTTCTGCACCCAGTGTCTCTGAAGTACCATTCTCTTATAGAACCAGCTTTATCCCATATTCGTTGTGCCTTTCTCATGGAAGTCGGCGCATATTTTGAGACAAGGTTTATTTTTCTTCCTTTTGCTTTTAAAAGTGAATCGACCTCATCTTTGTACCCTTCTCCTCCTTGGTTGGATTCAAAAAAAGCACTTCCGACATTATGTTCAATAATCATATTAACTACTTTTGGTTTTGTAACTTTCTTTTCGGAACTGTCAAATATAACATCGTCGATATATACAGATCCGTCTTCATACATGTATGCTACCGCAAATGCTAGATTATCTTCTCCGCCGAGTGCCACGTCACATGCAGCACATATTCTGTACGGCTCTTCCGCCGGTAAAACACCGTTGTAAAATTTCATATGTTCCGAATTAAAAACAGCACCATCACGTTCAATCGGTTCCTGCTGACACTGTGCGTACCATCCTGCCATATCATCGTTTTCTTCGAATTTAGCTCTTTCAATCCGATAATATTTTGTTGAATAACCAACTCCATAGTCATAATCAAAATTGCTTTCGTCCGTAACTGGGTCCAAAGCAGGTATCTTCAAAACATCCCATCGTATATCTTGCGCTTCCGGATTATTTTCCAGAAAATCGCGCCGATCCATATAAATATCTTGCAAACTCCATATCGTACCATTATAGATAACCTTGCATTTTTCTTTTTTTCGTTTCATGACATTGTTGTCAAAGATAATCTGCTTTCTTCGGAGAATATCTGGATTTAATACATCCTGTATTCCCTCTAAGATATCATCGATAATGAGCCATCCATACGCATCGTACTCACCATTTAGACCCGCTGTAAGTCCTTTTCCAGAAAGAGATTTATATTTTTTCTTTCTTTGCAGATCTACTTTATTATTTTTCGCATCCGTGTCAACAATAATTGCTTTTGGAAACACATCGGAAAAGCAATAAATAGGATCTGTCCAGATTTCTATTACACCTTCAAGAAAAGCTCCTCCAAGTCCCTCTTTATAAGTAACATAAAGATTGCTTGCTTCTGTATTTCTAGCGCATTTCCACGAAGTTGCGAGGGTTAATTCTTGGGATTTCCCTACACGCGCCGGCATATGAACAAAAAGTTCATCCAATTCATCATCCTCAAGCATTTGTAGCTTATCAGTTACCAGCTTTAGCGTTTTTCTTCGTGGCTCATAAAAACGGTCTCTACGCTTTCTGTTCTTTTCAACATACAGCATATAACTGTCAAGAATTTGTGGGGCTTCCGTCTTTAAAATGCTGTAATATGTATTAATCAGACCGAATTCTGTTTTGTTTTGCTGTGCAAAATCTTCCAGTTGTCCAAATGTTCCTCCACCTGTTTGATTATAAATTAGCTGATTAATAATGTTTTTTGCTCTTGAAGATATTTTTGTTCCATACTTGATATCTTTTTCTTCGAGAATAGCTGTTTGAACTGCCAAAGCATACGCATCAAGAACTTGTTCATCTATCCCACGCCGCCGTATATAGTCCTCATATCCATTTATTGTCTTTATCAGGTACTCACTTGCCATAACGTAAAAAAGTGCCTCCTAACTCAAATAAAAAAGTTAAGAGACACTTCTCTGTTCCATGTCCGCATTCGGGCATTGGCTTCTGTGTTTATTTTAGTTTTCCTGCGTGGCAATGCCACCATGCATATTCAATCCTTGTCGAAATCTTCAATATGTTAATTCCTTGTTTTTTGAAATATCGTACCATTTTCGGATAATATATCCATGATTTCACAAAATCAATTAATTTTAATAATTTTCTCATTGCCTTCACTCATTGTATTTATCAATACTTTGCTCTCTTTTGCGATGCTCTGATCTTTCTCATCGATCAAAATATTCCCCTTTTTATCCGTCTTTACTTTTTCAACTACACAATAGACCTGACCTGGTTCTGCACAAAAGAAGAAATAAGCCATTGTCGCTTTTGGAATTTGTTTTCCATCAACAAAAACCTTTGTAATTGTTCCGTCACTTTCAATTCTGATATTCATTATTTCGTCGCCTTTTTTGCAATTTACGCGTAAAATTATTTATTATCGTCATCAAAAACTCTATTTGCATATTCATTATATGTTTCAATTTCAGTGTGAAAAGCATTTCTGCTTACTTTTATTACATTTACGTAGAGAATTTTTCCATTTACTTTCACATATCCACCGGCTTCTGGTACAATCGCCTCAAGAACTTTATCGACTTTGTTTCGCTCTTTATTGTAAAGATGTTCGAGCGTTTTCTTTCCGCCTAATTCATTCATGAGTTTTTCATTTTCATACTGTAACCGTTCCGCCCGTTTCCATAACTTGATTTTCTCGAAAATTCTCATTACTTTTTCCTCTCAAACAGTTCTTCCGGTAACGGCTGTCCCAGCCAACACATCCGCAGGTACTTTCTGAACGTTGGTTCACTCATTCCCGCTCTTTTACAGGCAACCGCCATCGTGATTTTATGCTGACAGTAATCATTTATTGCGTTTGTAAACCTTTCTCTGTCCACTAATATACATTTTCGTCCCATGGTATCACCTTTATTCCTCTGTATGCCTCGTATTCGTAATCTTTCCGTATACACCTTCATACAGTTCCTACTTTTCGTTCTTTCCAAGAACATTTCTTTCAATGCGGTCTTCTGTTCTACGATTCATCCACATGAGAGCTTCCTCAATATGAGTAAGTGCACAAGCATTTTCTCTTGATGAAAACGGTCCTGCCTGAAAAGCTTTTAAACGATCACGGACAATTTCCAGTAAATCTGTGTCAATTACACCGTGAAGCGAATCTTTTTCTTTTCGTGGTCCACACTGCATCTGCAATGTAAGAAGTAGGTTCTCTGGCTCTGCTCTTAACGATGTATCATCATCTTCAAGCGTTGCTGTTCCAGCCTTGTACACACAATATAAGTGATTAGCACCACCTGGACCGATTTCATCTACGGCAAATACATCATTTAATTTTTCTCTTTTCTGAATTGTTGATAACTGTTTCATTTCTACTCCTCATAAATAATATTCAAACCATAAGCAACCGCAGCATCATGCTCAATCTTGCATCCTCTTGCATTCTCCCAGCCTTTACAGAAGTACGCTGCATGGCACATAGACATATTTTCCAGTGACTTAGCAAGGAAGCACAACGGAATCTGTACTACTCCACGTTCTTTCATAGATTTATTGCTATACCATTCATCTGTAAAGAGAGTATTTACAATCTCATATCCTTTTTCTTTAAGAACCTTAATTGCTTTCTCTCTTGTTGCTATGATTTCTTCATCCGTCTTTCCAGCCATTGGCTGACTTAGCATTGCTTTCATCATCATTAATCCTCCTACTCCCATCCATCTTGAATCATTTTAGGTTTATACATATGTTCTGTATATCCTTGTCCGTTACAAAGGTCGCATTCCTCATCGTAATACTCGTAATCATCGCAGCATTCCCAGTACTGAGCTTTATTGCGTTTCTTTGTGATTTTTCCAGTTCCACTACACTTTGGACATTTATGGATTTTATTTCCCTGTATTTCTTTCAACAATTCCGCTAAAGTTGTATTCTCTCCGTATGTCTTACATAGCCTTACAGCATCACATATTTTCATAAAATTTATTTTACCACCCTTTCCTTGTGACTTGTAATTTTCACACCATCTTTAATCTTCCTAATTGTCACCGTGTACCCGGATTCTGCCAGTTGCACCATCCGGTCGAGGTTCATCAGTATATTTTCTTTGATTTTCATTTCTTCCCCCGATTTATCCATATCAATACCCTTTCACATCGTAAGTCATAGTTTTTCCGCATTTCACACATTTACAAATGTACTCCCGTTTGTGTGTGTCAAAGTGCTTCCGGAATCTATGCTTACAGAATTTTTGTTTTATCAGAAAATATATTTTTTCAAAAATCACGTTTTTTCTCCTTTTCCTTTGTAACAGGTGCCGAAGGATTCGAACCCCCATTCTTACAGTTCTTGCTTCCCGTCCGTTCTACCAATTGAACTATGCACCTATGTCCACGGGAATCTGCAAGTCTGAAAACAGTTTCCCGTGCCGCTACGGTTCTTTAGACACATCCGTCTGTAACTCTGAGAAAGTAACTCTTTTGGTGACTCCGCAGCTAAAACACCACTTTTTACATTTTTACTTGAAATAGGTACTACAAATACAAAATATTGCTTGAAATAAAGTTTTTTCAAACACAGTCATGGTTTCCCATTATTCATCATAGTAGGAATCATATTCAGCCAGTGTGACGATAAGTCTGAGCTTCCGGTTGCGACCCTTGGCTTCTTACCGCTGTCAAAGCACACACGGGATTAATACCCGTAAATTTCACGGTTCTTTCAGAATATTTTTACCTTAGTGAGACTATGCATCTCTCTCAAGAGAAATATCACATCTGCCATACCGCTACTTTAACAGATTTCTTGTGTTATACCCCGATTTCTCAGGTTCAAGGCAAATCAGCTTGTTTGAGTTTTCCAGCCGATCCGTGGTCTCTCACACCGCTCACCAAACTGGATTATTCCTGCACCGCAGGCGTCTATTCATCGCTGACCACAAGGATCCTGCTTTTGACCTCTCTATGATGATACACTGCAGGGCATTGTTGACGGGTTCCCGTCTTCTCCACCGGAATCACTCCCGGTAGAAAGGATCGGTTGACCCAGTATCCCGAATCAACCTTACTTATTCACCGCTGCATCTCAGCAGGACTGAAAAATCCATCTTCACTGAGTTGACCATGTTTGAAAACCGTTATCCGGACTCGAACCGGAATCTTTAAAAGAGAGGGGTACTTTTACTGCTTTACCATTAAGCTATAACGATAAATCACGGTTTTTTTCTGTATGCGTAGGAACTTACCAAATTTCACTTTTAAGGAGATTTTATGAAAATGACAAAAAGTAACTGCTTTCAGAAACCGTGAAAACTGAAAAGCTGTCGTTCGGATTCGAACCGATACCACCAGAAAGAACATTTCAAAAGAAAGTGTGGTTTCCACATCGACAGCAAGTAGACACAAGCGGAATCGAACCGCTATCCCGGCAGACGAGGTGAAATCTTAGCCGGTGTCTTTCCATTAGACCATGTGTCCATGTCCATAGGATACCCAGCCAAAAGTACCCTACGCCGCTACAATTCTTTTTTAAGTGTAACTTTGCAGCTAAAAGCACTCACGCTGACTGTTGCGTGAAGTCGCCGCCCGGATTCGAACCGGGAACCTACTATAAGAAAGGATTAAAAGAAAAGTTGCTCTTCCAATTGAGCTATGACGACATTTTCGTGGCTGTATCGGTTAAATCAGGTTATGACAACAGTTATTTTCCGGCAGCCACCGCCCGGAAGTTGGCATGGTGGGATTCGAACCCACGAACCATTTGGAACCGATTTACAGTCGGCTTGCTTTGACCACTTGCATATCTGCCAAAAACTACCGAGTAGGTAACAGCTACCCGGTGTTTTACCGCCTTTAACGGTCAGCCTTTCGAAAAAGGCAGGGTTGAATTTCACATCTGCGGATAAATTAAATATAAAAAGGAGTACTTATTGCAG